AGATGTTTATTTAGATAATGGTATTGATCACGATGTCCAGATTCTACCACACGGGGTATCCGCAGATTGGGATATTCGTGACAGAGAAATCTTAGGAGACTTTTACTTTCTATTAGATAACGGTGGCGACATCTTTACAGATGTAGTCTACGACACAATAGAGACATTCTTGGATTCAGATCTTCCAGATGGAGTTAAACTAGTAGTTAAGACAACCAATAGTTTGAGGCATAAGGTTGATGACAGTCGAGTAATATATGTTTCTGATTTCTTGCCCTACGACAAATATCGAGAGTTGTATTATAGAAGTCATTGCATGCTTTATCCATGTAACGGAGAGGGCTTTGGATTAGTTCCGTTCCATGCTGTTGCTACCGGTATGCCTACGATTACCACACACTTGACAGGATGTGCTGATTATAGTGAACACACTATTTGCTGGCCGCATAATTGGGAAGAGGCTACTCCCGCTATGGAGGATGGGACTTCCTACCTAGATGAAGATCTAGGCTTGTGGATAGTTCCCGACTATAGTTCTCTTCCAGAGTTGTTACAAGATACGGTGGAGAACTACGCTGATTTGAAGCGGCAAGCGATCCAGTCAGCAAGAATTCTTCGTTCATCCGCGACGTGGGACCGGATCACTGATACGATGATCACCCTGCTCGAGAAAATCTGAAATTTTCGGATTGACTTGCGAGTTTGCGATAGCGAAAGAAACTCAATTATGATAGAGTGGACACCTCGTCCGAATTCCGAATGGTCGGACGAGAATTTTTTTACCCTTAGGAGGAGCGATGTCCAATACCACTGTTGCCGATAGATTAGCCGAACGCCCAGTGACAAAAGAAAAACAAGATAGCGTAGAACAAAAAGGTTTTAAGATTAAATATCCGGCAATGTTTAGTAACAGTGGCTTACAGGGATATAAAATATTTTTAGACAGATACACCTTGAAGGCGCCTAAGGGTGATCTACATGGTGGGGATCTAGTCCTTGCCATAACCAACAAAGATCCAAAATGGCCCCAAAAGGAGATTGGCTATGTCCACGCCGTGTTCCCAGACTCTAGAGAGGCTTCGATCTGGCTGGGGGATGGAGAGTATGTAACTGTTCATTGGGATCTGGTGTCCAAACCTCTGGAGCTGCATCCAGATGATGTCAGGCAGCGGGTCGCAACTTCTCTGGCCAAGAATGAGCCAGAAGAAATTCGTGATGATGTTGCAAAGTCCTTTGGAGAAATTTTGTTCGATTATTTCATTCCCGGAGGCCGCATCCTTGCCGGTGCTGGACAAAAGGGCCTGACATTACAAAATTGTTTCGTGTTGCCATCTCCCGATGATTCTCGTGGTGGCATTATGGACAGCGTTAAAGAGATGGCAGAAACCCATTCTCGAGGAGGCGGTGTTGGGATCAACTTGTCCAGTTTAAGGCCGCGTCACTCTAAGGTGATTGGTGTTAACGGGAGTTCATCTGGAGCCGTTTCTTGGGGAAAGATGTTTAATCTATCTACCGGCCTAATTGAACAAGGTGGTTCTCGAAGGGGAGCCACGATGTTAATGATGGATGTTTGGCATCCTGACGTTATGGAATTCATCACTGCCAAGCAGCAGGCTGGTGAATTTGAAAATTCCAATATGAGTGTTTGCATAAGTGATGAGTTTATGTCAACCTTGGCTAAGGATGGCGATTGGGATCTTATCTTCCCGGACACTACCGACCCCGAGTATGATGCTTTTTGGGACGGGGACATTAGACGCTGGATTGATATGGGCAAAGATACTGTGGTTCATGATACAGTAAAAGCTTCTTCAATTTGGAATGCGATTATTTCATCTGCCTGGGCATCGGCTGAGCCTGGTCTTCATTTTATTGATAGATCGAATAAGATGAGCAACTCATGGTATTTCTCTAGATTGCAAGCGACCAATCCTTGCGGAGAACAGCCTTTAGAGGCTTACGGCGTTTGTACTTTAGGTGCTATCAACTTGGCAAAGTTTGTTGACGAAGAGCAGGACATTTTGTGGAACACTCTGCGTAAGGTTGTTAGGGCATCAGTAAGACTTTTGGATAATGTCATAGATGCTAACGAGTACCATTTTCCAGAGATTGCGGACAATCATCGTGGCAATAGGCGTATTGGCTTAGGTGTGATGGGTCTCGCTGAAATGCTAATTCGGATGGGGTTAAAATATGGAGATGAAGAGGCGGTCATTTTCACAGACGCCTTGTTTGAAACCATAGCGGAAGAGTCTTATATGGCGTCCGTTGATCTCGCCAAAGAAAAGGGAGCCTTCCCACGTTTCGATGCTGAAAAGTATCTGCAGTCAGGATTTATGCGCGGCATGAGTTCGGAAGTACGTGCTGCAGTCAAAGAGTACGGTATCCGAAACGTTTGTTTGTTAACTGTTGCCCCTACTGGGACGACAGGAACCATGATGGGGACGAGTACAGGAATTGAACCGTATTTTGATTGGACCTACTCCAGACAGAGTAGGTTGGGTGTTCATACTGAAGTTGTACCTGTCATTAAAGATTTGGGACTCGATTTAGAAGATCTGCCTTCGTACTGTGTTACGACTAGAGATCTAGACCCAGAGGACCATGTTAATATTCAGAGCGTTGCTCAGAGATGGGTGGATTCAGCAATTAGCAAAACAACCAACTGCCCATCAGATTATACTGTAGACGAGACAGATCGTTTATATCGGCTTGCGTATGAAAAGGGATGCAAGGGTATCACGATATACAGAGATGGCTCAAGGCATGAACAGGTTTTGACATCAAGTAGCGATGTGGAAGCCGAAGCGTGTAGGATCGATGATCCTGATTGTCAAACATGCGCTCTTTAATCTATGAACAGATATATAACACAGGAATATATTTGCCGCGAAACCGGAGAATCTGATACGCTTGAGTTCAAGGAGGGGGATAACGCCCCCCAGAGTTACTCAGGGGTGTCTGAAATTACCGGGTGTTTGGTTAAATTTGAACAAATTGATGAAGAATACGACACATAGTCGTGCAAATTCATCATAATTGTGATAGTATCTAAACATGGTTGGTAGAAATTATGTAGATCGCGGAGGGCTTTTGATGCCCGACCGCGTTTTTGGTGTCTGTGCATGGCGTTTACCCAATGGGGAACTGATCATGGATTCAGATCGCAACATTCTGTGCGCAGAAGGCTTTGTCGGTGACCCCATTATAGAGAGGCAGGTTGCTGAAGCCGCTGCTTATTGGTCGGACAATGCCGGCGGCAGGGTTCATTGGATTGAGGGTGCCCGGAAAGTTACAGACAATGAACTTGATGATCAGGGCGAGCGTCTGGTGGATGGGAAGATTCCTGATCCTATGGAGGACTACTTCGATCCTACGAAGATAATGCCAAGTCAGAGAGGGGAACATGACTAAATTCGTTGAAGATGATGAAGATTATGTTGAGATAGATGACGTTTCTTACGTTGGATTCGATGTCGTCAGCAAAAGCAGTGATCACTTTAAAAAAGTTGATGTAAGCAGTTTGCCAACTAAGGTAAAGAGACGAGCGACAAGATTAATTAAGAAAGCGATTGAAACTGAAGGTGCAAATAGTAAGTATGTAGATCCTGAAACAATTGACGGGTACGCATTATTTGATGTCGTAAACCCTCCCTACGATTTAGAAACGCTCGCTGAATTATATGAGCAAAGCTCCATACACTATGCCGCAGTTAACGCTAGAACGATGAACACTGTGGGCTTGGGATATCATTTTGAAGACAGCAGTAAGGCTAAGAAGAGACTGGAAAAGAATGCTGGATCAAAAGTCAAACTAGATAAAGTCAGGCAAGATGTCGATAGAGCCAAAAAAAAGATGGAGGAGTTGTTTGATGCTTTTAATGAAGATGAAACATTCATAGAAAGCATGATCAAGGTTTGGAATGATTTTCTTACGGTCGGTAATGGCTATATGGAAATCAGCAGAACAAACTCTGGGAAGATCGGATATGTGGGGCATGTCCCAGCAACTTTGGTTCGAGTTCGACGCAACCGGGACGGTTTTATACAGTTGGCAAATACATCAAAGGTTAACGCTGTCTTCTTCAGGAACTTTCAAGATTTAGAGACACCAGATCCACTTGGTAAAGATCCTAAACCCAATGAGTTAATACAGTTTAAATCGTATACCCCGAATAACACATATTATGGTGTACCGCCGGCAGTACCGGCTGCTGCTGCAATTGTTGGCGATAAGTTTGCAAAAGAGTATAACATTGATTATTTTGAGAATAAAGCAATTCCAAGATATGCCATAATTTTAAAGGGCGCCAAGTTGAGTCAAAGATCCAAGGAGCAACTTGTCAACTATTTCCGTCAGGAAGTGAAGGGGAAGCATCATGGAACTTTGATAGTTCCTTTGCCCCCATCCATGGGTAACGATTCTGATGTGAAATTTGAAAAATTGGAAGCCGGGGTTCAGGATTCGTCGTTTGATAAATATCGTAAATCTAATAGGGATGAGATTCTGGTTGGCAATCGCGTCCCTGCTCCGAAGGTTGGCGTTTACGATAATGCCAACCTGGCCGTTTCGCGTGACGCAGACAAGACTTTCAAAACTCAGGTTGTTGGCCCGGATCAGAAGATTATTGAGAAACGAATAAACAGAATTGTCAAAGAGTATACTGACAATGTAGAGTTTAGATTTGAATCAATAGATCTGATTGACGACGACCTCCAGTCAAGGATCAACGATAGATACCTAAGGACTGAGGTGATAACGCCTAATGAGGTTAGAGAGAAGATGGGGCTGACTCAGAGAACTGAGGGCGATGAGGTCTTGCCGTTCCCGTCCAATGTCAAGATGAAACAACTTGAGATGGATGAAGAGCAGGCTAAAGAAGAGGCTAAGAAGCCAGAGGGTGCGCCTGATGGCAATAACAACGCTGAGTCTGGTTCTCCGCCTAAAGCGGGACCGGATAGAGATGGTGGCCAAGCCCCTACGGCGGTCACCGGGGAACGGCGAGAACGTGGGGAAGCGCAAGATGAATAAAGGAGGACACTATGTCTTATAACGGAATGGAATCTATTGTTTGGTGGGGCACCCCGGACGGGTATCAGGACTCCGATGGGGTAATCCAGATTACGGCTCCTGGTGGTGATCATATTTCGATAAGTTGTTTATGGGTATGGAATTCACATGCGACGACCATCGCTACAATACAGTTTGATGGTGGATCAACTGATCAGCGCAGAATTGCAATACCACCTGGTGGCGCTACTTATATCGCCATACCTGGAAACCACCACAGTTTTGAAGTCAAGACTACTGCCGTTAACTGTCGCGTATTCGCTACAGGTTCCTAACACAACTTGCGTTTTTACGCAATAAATAGTATATTAATAACACAGGAGGCGATTATGCAAGATAATACGTTTCATGTGTCTTTTCCTATTGAGATGATCAAGTCGGAAGAGCGCATTGTAACAGGAGTTGCCACCGCTGACAATATAGATAGTTCTGGTGACATCATTGAGTTTGATGCTTCTACGGCAGCCTTTAAAGCTTGGCGTGGTAATATCAGAGAGATGCACGCCCCGGTTGCCGTTGGTAAGGCAATTGATTATGAACCTATCGACTTAGAAATCGATGGTGCCCTTCATAAGGGTATGAGGCTGTCTGCGTTTGTATCCAAGGGTGCCCAAAGTACTTGGGAAAAGGTCTTGGATGGAACGTTAGCAGCGTTCTCGGTCGGTGGAAGAATACTAGAAAAGAAAATGGATGAATCATTAAGTAAACAATTGGGTAGACCTGTTCATCGTATAACAAAGTATGAGCTTGGCGAGGTTAGTTTGGTGGATAATCCTGCTAACCCGGCTGCAATCGTAGAACTTGTAAAGTCAAATGATGCGGGCGAGCTGTACTATATGCTAGAAAATGATGAGGAAATTACAGAAAATATTGACGAATCGAACATCAGTTTGCAAAAAGATATAAATTATGATAACGTTTTAACTGTGGAAGATAAGCTCTTTGATGAAGGTGCTGAGGTTTCTGACGCTCTCTCCGTTCAGGAGAAGGCGTCTTTGCTTCGGCGTTTTATGAATTGGCTCCACAATGATATGGAAGATGAAACTTCCACATCTGACG